GCGCAAGACAATTGGATTGCAGGGTTATTAAAAGCCACAGCCAGTAAAGATGATGCATTAGAAGAATATTACTGCGTACCTAAACAAGGTGGCGGCACTTATCTATTACGTAGCCAAATTGAACAGGCCATGAACGCGGATTACCCGATCGTTAAATATGAAGCTTGTGATGAATTCATTACGTGGAGCAAACCCCGCCGAGAGTTAGAAGTTGAAGAGTGGTGTGATGAAGTATTAGCGCCATTGCTTGAAACGCTTAACGAAAATCATAGCCATTCATTCGGTGAGGATTTTGCGCGTAAAGGGGATTTGACGGTGTTAATCCCTCTTGAAATTCGTAAAGACTTAAGCAAACACGTGCCGTTTCAAGTGGAGTTGCGCAACCTAACTTACGACCAACAAAGACAAGTACTTTTTTACATGTTAGCGCGCATACCTCGCTTAGTAGGCATGGCTTTTGATGCGACGGGTAACGGTGGCTATTTAGCGGAACAAGCTTTACTTAAATACGGCACTGAAATGGTTGATACCGTGATGCTCAATGAAAGATGGTATCGCGAATGGATGCCAAAACTAAAAGCAGAATTTGAAGATGCCAATATTCAATTACCCAAGCACCAAGACAATCTTGATGATTTACGCCATATCAAAGTGATCAACGGCGTACCAAAAATTGAGAAAGGCAAAAGCAAAGGCGAAGACGGCAAACAGCGTCACGGTGATATGGCTGTTGCCCTCGTCATGGCAATTCGTGCCAGTTGGATGGAAGGTTCAGCCATTGAATTTACGGGCATTCCGAAAAGCAATAGCTTTGATGTGAGTGGTGATTCACGTGACCACGATGATGACTTTAATGAATTTCAGCCTAAAGGTTGGTAGTGAATGATGAATTGGCACGTTAGAAAATATTTTAGGTACCAACATTTTATGGCTGTTCATCAAGGCCGCCAATTTGCTCAAAGTGTTTGGGCTGCTGCTTTTGATTCTGAATTTGGTCATATAAAAATGACAGATTTAAACGCCATTAAAAGCCCAAAACTAATATAGGAATTAACCATGTTTATAGACATTCACGGTCAACCGCTCAAATCTACAAAAGAGCTTGAACAACAACAAAGTGATGAATCACAAATTTCCCACTTACATCAACATATTGACGAGCACCCAACCAGTGGCCTAACGCCTAGCCGTTTAGCCAGTATTATGCGTGATGCTGAAATGGGCGATCTCGTTTCTCAAATGGAATTAGCAGAAGATATCCTTGAAAAAGATGCGCATGTTTACTGTGAAGTTGAAAAGCGCCGTAAAGCATTATTAGGGGTTGAATGGGATATTAAACCACCGCGTAATGCCACACCTGCTGAAGTTGAAGATGCAGTCATGATAAAGCAGCTGCTTGATGATTCGATGTTAATGGATGATGCTATTTTAGATTTAGCGGATGGTATCTTAAAGGGTTTTTCTTGTTTAGAAATTAAATGGGGTAAAGATAATAACCAATGGGTAATGGATGATCTTACTTTTCGCCCTCAAACTTGGTTTCAATTAAACCCTGATAACAGAGAGCAAATTAAATTACGTGACTATTCATTGCACGGGGCTGATTTACAGCCGTTCGGTTGGGTTGTCCATAAGCATAAAGCCAAATCAGGTTATATCGGACGAGCAGGATTAGTACGTCAAATTGCGTGGCCTTTCTTATTTAAAAACTTATCAGTACGCGATCTTGCTGAATTCTTAGAAATATATGGTTTGCCATTACGTTTGGGTAAATACCCATCAGGCGCAAGCCCTGAAGAAAAATCTACTTTGTTACGTGCAGTCATGAGCATAGGCCATAATGCAGGTGGCATTATCCCAAAAGGAATGGAACTTGATTTCCATAGTGCAGCTGTTGGTGGTGCTGAACCTTTTGAAGCAATGATAAGTTGGTGTGAAAAGTCACAATCTAAAGCCATTATCGGCGGCACATTAACATCACAAGCCGATGGGAAGTCATCAACTAACGCATTGGGTAATGTTCATAATGAAGTCCGTTTAGAATTCCGTGATTCAGACCTAAAGCAAATAGCAGCAACCATCACGCGTGACATTGTTTTCCCTTTGTTTGTGTTAAACGGTTCGAGTTACCAATCTGAGCGCCGATTACCGCGTTTTGAATTTAATATTGTTCAGCCTGAAGATATGAAAAGTATCTCTGAATCGTTACCCGCTTTAGTAGACCTTGGTGCAAAAATCCCTGTTCGTTGGTTGCATGAAAAGTTACAAATACCAGAAGCAAGTAAAGACGATGCAATATTAGGAAAGCAGACAGCAGAGCCAATGGTTAACAATAAAGTTGAATTAGCGGCATTAAATGCGAAGTCAACGATTAGCAAAATTAAAAAGCTAAACGATGAGCAAGATGCACCAGTGCAGTTTGCTAAGCAATTGGGCGGCATAATGGGCGACAACCTCAATGCATTGAATCAGGCTATTTATCAATTAGTAGACCAGGCGAATAGTTTAGAGGAATTACAAGATTTACTCGCCGACACCTCACTTTCATTAGATGATGTGACAGAGTTAATGGCGCAGGCTTTTGCCGTTAGTGAACTGGCTGGTCGTGTAGATGTTGAGAGCGAAGCCAATGAATAAAGCCCGTTATGGTTCCTTACCCTTTGAAGAACAAATTACTTTTTTTCGTAATAAGTTAAACCTACCCACTGAAGCATGGGATGACATTTGGGGGAAAGCCCATAACAGTGCATTTGTGGTGGCAGGTGCAATGGAAAACGATGTGTTAAACAGCTTTCGTAAAGCAGTGGACACCGCCATTAGTGAAGGTAAAAGTATTGGTTGGTTTAAGTCTGAATTTAATAACATTGTTGAAAGTAACGGTTGGGAGCATACGGGTGATAAAGATTGGCGTGCCCGCATTATTTATAATACCAATATGCGTCAAAGTTATAATGCAGGCCGTTGGCAACAACTTCAGCAATTTGATATTTGGGAATATCGTCACGGGGATAGCTTAAATCCGCGTATCAATCATTTGGCATGGCATGGGTTAACACTCAGTAAAGATGATCCATTTTGGCAAACGCATTTCCCATCGAATGGATGGGGGTGTAAATGTAAAGTGCGTGGCAAACGCAACGCAACCGTTGATAAAGCCCCTGATATTGAATTAGTCGATTACCTTGATAAAAAAACAGGTGAATTAATTAAAGTGCCCAAAGGCATTGACCCAAGTTTTGATTATGCACCGCGTGCCACCGAGCAAATTAAACGACAAAAGCAAAAATTAAAAGAGTCATCTATCCCTTATCAAGCGCCAGAACGATTAGTGCCAAGTGCATTTAGTACCGTTAAAAGTGCAGATATTCATGGTTTAAATAGCGTTTTAGACAAGTTAAAAGACAGTGATGCAAAAGAGCAGATAGAGAAGTTTGGGCAGTTTTTAGCAAAGCATAAAACTAAATCGTTATTTCTTAAGGCAAGCGATGCAACAGGTAAAGGCGTTAATGCTGCAACGGTTGATAAAAGTATTGGCGAATATTTACGAAAAGATAAACAGGACTTAAAGCGAAATTATTCGCATAATTATAGATACCCGCGCAGCATATCGAGAGTGAATGGTTATACTAGTCTTGAATGGAATCATGTTGTAACGAAAGTTAAAGCAGGTTTAAACTTCTCTAAAACAGATATTAATGATTTACGTGATGCGGTGAAACAAGCGATTGTGATAAAGAAAGATGCCGTCACCCCTTTGTTTTCTTTTAGTAATTATGTGCGAACGCAAACCGCGAGTGCCGACCACGGTGGTTCAATTATTACTTGGCTACATGAAATGGGGCATCAGGTGCATCACAAAGCAGGCGCACCCAACAAACCCTTTTTAGGACAGGCTGCAAAGCAAGGTTCTTGGATAACCAGGTATAGCAATAGCAATCACAATGAGTGGCACGCAGAACACTTTGTTGCATGGGTTTTAAATAGAGATGAACTGTCTAAATACAACGAAGCCATTGCTGTGTATTTTGATGAATTAATGGAGAAAGCATTAAATGACTGATTTAGTAGAAAAAGTAATATCGCTGTTTAATTCCGATTTAAGTAATGAGGAGAAGTATCGCTCTGCGGTTAAAATTGAATCTGAAGCAGCAGCCGATGAAGACGTTGCTGATAACGTGGGTGAAGTGATTAGCAGTTTTATTATGTATTCATTGAACGATAACGAGCGTGAATTAATTGAAACTGGGAAATGGGATAAATAATGGCAGGTGCATTTTATTCCGTTGATCTTATTGGGCAGTCAGATATTGCGAATACGCTCGCTGAGTTAGCGGCTCGCACTAATAACCTAACCCCTGCTTTAAGTGAAGTGGGTGAATACTTATTAGATATCCACGAACAACGATTTAAAGATCAAGTGTCGCCAGAGGGAACCCCTTGGAAATCCGTTAGCGCTGAAACCCTTAAAAATAAAACAAGACCTGATCGGATTTTACGTGAAGAAGGTAATCTTGCTGATTTGCTAACTTACCAACTAGGCGACCAACAACTTAGTTTTGGTACTAATTTAGTTTATGGTGCAACGCATCAATATGGCCGTGCCAGTGCAAATATTGATGCACGTGAATGGTTAGGCTTAAATGAACAGCAATCACAATCTGTACTCGATATTATAGTCAGTTATATTGAATCTAATTAAAGCCCAAAATCGAACGCTAAGCGATTTTGGTTACTTTTCCTCGTCATTATCCGTTTGACGCTGAAAAAGCGCTAATAATATGCGTTTGAACATCGTTAAACACATAATTTTACTTTTCAAACAATGTAATTTGTTTTTAATGATTCACTAACCTTGTTTTAACGATTCCATTCAACTTTAAACATCCTGAAACACTTCAATCCCAAATAGATTTGCGATATCGCTAATCTAACCCCATGAAAAAACTAAATAGCTCAAATATCACAGCACTGGCTGCTGAGATTCAAAACTCAAACGATGGTTGGTATCAATTACTACCTGCGGGATTCTTTCAAGCGGTAGATGGTCGCCCCCATGATGTTGCAAGTGGCCAATGGTTTTTGGATGCCGAGGGGTTCGAGCAGATGAAAGCCAACACACCACACCAAATGACCGACTTGGTTGTTGATTATGAGCACCAAACCCTTAATGCAAAAACAAATGGTAGCCCTGCACCCGCATCAGGTTACTTTAATTTAACAGAGCTTGAATTTCGTGAAGGTCTTGGTTTGTTTGTTAAACCTCGTTTTACTGATAAAGCGTTAGATTTTATTAACAACAAAGAATATCGCTATCTATCTTGTGTATTTGCTTATGACACAAGCACAGGTAGACCCACTTACCTTCACAGCGCGGCATTAACTAATCGTCCTGGTGTAGATGGTATGGCCCCACTCGCTGAGCTTTCAGCAGATCTTATTAAACTCCCTCAATCACAACAACCAAGTAAGGAAAATACAATGAACAAACTGCTCATTGATATGCTTGCCAAACTGGGCATTGACTTGCCAGATGCAAACAATGTCACCCCTGAACAGCAAACCGCCGCACTTTCAGCGTTAGATGGTTTACAGGCTGATGCGAATAAAGCCGCAGGTTTAACCACTCAACTTGCTGCATTAAGTGCCGAAGGTCCAACAGTAGACCTCAGTAAGTTTGTGCCTGTTGAAACGTATAACGCGTTAAACCAAGAGCTTGCAGCGCTGAGTGCTAACGCAGGCACCGCACAAGTTGAAAGCTTGGTTCAAAAAGCTTTTGATGAAGGCAAAGTGCGTAAAAGTGAAATGGATTATTTAACTCAATTAGGTAATGAAAACGGCATTGCTGCATTAACTGCATCACTTGATGTTCGTGTTCCTATTGCCGCATTAAACGCAACACAAACTAACGGCAAAGCACCAGAATCTAACAATGATGGTTTTGCTCAACTTTCAGCAGAAGAAGCAACGGCGGCCGATTTATTAGGTATTAGCCACGCAGATTATGCTAAATCAAAAGGTGAAAAATAATGGCTTTAGTCACTCCTGCATTAATTTCAGCCCTGTTCACAGGCTTTAAACGAGAATTCCAAGGTGGATTGATGGGGCCAGAAGTGCAATACACTAAAATTGCAACGGTCATCAAATCATCAAGTAAGAGCAATACTTACGGTTGGTTAGGTAAGTTTCCTTCATTGGTCAAATGGGTAGGCGACCGCACCATTAAATCAATGCAAGCACATGCGTATCAGATCGTAAATGAAGATTACGAATCAACCGTGGGTGTTGATAAAAATGACATTGAAGATGATGAATTAGGTATCTATTCACCACTATTTGAAGAGATGGGCCGTGCCGCCGCTATTCACCCTGATGAAATGGTATTTTCAATCTTAAGTGCGGGTTTCAGTACGGCTTGTTATGACGGTCAGAACTTCTTTGATACTGATCATCCCGTTAACAGCGCCGTTGATGGTTCAGGTTCAGATGTAAGCGTTGCCAACATGTTAGTTGATGAAGCGTACACCGGTGAACCTTGGTTCATTTTAGATACCTCTCGCGCTATCAAACCGATCATTTATCAAGATCGTAAAGCACCGATGTTGGTGTCAATGACCAAGAACGATGATGAAGCGGTGTTTATGTCACGTGAATTCCGTTATGGCGTTGATAAGCGTTGTGCCGTTGGCTTTGGGTTCTGGCAAATGGCATTTGCTATGAAGAAAACGTTATCAGCGGATTCTTTATGGGAAGCGATTGAAGCGATGCGTGCCATTGAAGGTGATGGTGGCAAAAAGCTAGGCATCAAACCAACGATTCTAGTGGTGCCAACGTCACTTGAAAAGCTTGCTACGCGTTTGCTTGAGCGTGAATTAGATTCAAATAGCTCTAACGAACTGAAAGGCCGTATTGAACTACTTGTTGCTGATTACCTATAAGCGGAGCCATTAACGGGCTTAATAATTATCCTATGGGGCGGTCCTGCCCCTTTAATTGGAGTAAAAATGAAATGGCTAAAAAGAGCGTTACTGTTTTCAATCGCGCCCATAGTGGCTATCGCCGTGCGGGCTTTGTGCTCAATAAAGGTGATAACGTTATTGAACGAGACAAGCTTTCAACTGCACAACTTAAACAGATTGCAGATGATCCACGCCTGGTACTTGAAAATACCGATCCGACAACATCCGATGATAAAACAGACTTGGTGGGGAAAACGAGTGGCATGGTCAACGGGCAACTAGGTGCTGAATCAATCGACATCACAGGCGATGGTTCTGGTGCCGCTTTACCTGAAGGCACCCAACCGCCTGAAAAACTCGCTTTAGCAGTCATGTTAATGAAGCTTTTACAGGGTGAAAACAAGTTAGAAATGACGGGTTCAGGTAAACCCACTACTGCTTGTTTAGAAGCCGCTACTGAAGAAGATGTTCAAATCAGCGCTACTTTACGCAATGAAGCTTGGGAATGGTTAAAAGCTAACCCTGATTTTTTTGCGGAAAAAACAGCTGAAGCAGTTGATGCCACTGAAGCAACTAACAATGAAGGTGACGCGTAATGTATTGCAGTGTTGACGATTTAGTTAAGCGATTTGGTCAAAAAGAGTTAAACCGCCTTGCAAAAGCGGATGATGGCACTTTTGATGAAACGCAAGTTGAGCAAGCCATTATGGATGCCACAGACCGCATTGATGGTTATTTAGCAAGTCGTTACACACTGCCATTTGTTAGCGTTCCCAGTGTTTTGAACAGTCTTTGTGCCGATATTAGCCGCTATTTTTTATTTGATAGCAACGCACCTGAGCGAATTAGCAAACGTTACGATGATGCTATTTCGTTTTTCAAAAGTGTGAGTAAAGGTGAAGTATCACTGGGCTTAAATGAAGATAACACCACCCCAGTTAGCAATGATTTAGCTGAGATACAAAGTGCGGGTACTTTATTTGGCCGTGCTAACTCGAAAGGGTTTTTGTAATGAACTATTTAGCGCTTGAACCTTTGCTTGTTGAGAAAATTAAAGCGTTGACTTTGTTTAATGATGTGCTTTCTAGCGAACAACTCAGCAAAATAACCGAAGAAAATCAATCAACACCTTCAGCGCATATTGCGTACTTGGGCGATGTAATCCAAGACACTAAAGAAGGTGGTTTAGCGAGTAAAGTAAAACAACGTTGGATGGTGGTTATCGCTGTTCAAACTTTTGATGGTACTGAGACATTGAGCGAAGCAGGTGAATTAATGGGCGCGGTACTTCAACAGTTGCAAGGTTGGGTACCGAGCAATTGTTTCACCCCGCTTCACCGTGAAAGTTCTGGTACTGCACCACTTTATAGAAATGGCTACGGTTATTTCCCCTTACTTTTTACTACCAACATGAACATTAGAGGACAACGAAAATGAGTAATTCACAAGGCTTGCTATGTGCAGGCAATCTTTATATTGAAATGTTAACCGCTGCGGGTGTGGGGGGTGGGCTTTTTGGCCCTATCAATACCACTAAGCTTGAAATCAAACCGACCAGTGAAAATAAGCTACGCACATCAATGAAAAAAGAAACATTCGGTCAAACTGCGGATAGCGTGACTATCCCTGGTGCAACTGAAATTTCAATTACACTCGATGAACAACCGACTGAAATTGTTGAAATGGCGTTAGCGGGTACCAGTGAAGTGATTAACCATGAAGCGGGTAATATTGCAGCTGAAGTTGCTGTGTTAGTTAAAGGCCGTTGGACTGAATTTTCACTTTCAAACGTTACCACCGCAGGGTTACTTGTTACTAATACAGATGATGCTGATGCTGAGCTTGGGTTAGGCGTTGATTATGAAATTAATTATCAACTTGGCATGATTAAGCCTATCGCAGGTGGCGCGGTTGAAGATGGTGGCAATGTAAAAATTACCGCCGCCTCTAACGCTTACACAGGCACACGCGTTAAAGCAGGGATTGCATTAGGCACTAAGTATCGTGTGATCCTTGATGGTGAAAATTTAGTGAATGGTAAAAGCATTAAATTAACGGTTGGTAAATGTAGCCTTGCACCAAACAATGGCCTTGATTTTATGTCTAGTGACTATGTGAGCACAGAGCTAACGGGGCAAGTTGAAATCCCACAAGATGGTATCGCACCTTACTTCTTTGATGAGGTAGATGCATAAACTATGAGTAATTTATCCCTCTCTCTTAACATTGATACGCGTACCACTGGCAGCGAAAGCCTGCGCACGTTATCAGCACTATTGGATGAACTGGGCAATGAAGCCGTTGACACTCAACCAGAAGTTCGGTTACTGGGAGAGCGGATAAATGAAATTGAAAACCAACAAACCCTGATTAATAATTTTCGAGTCTTAAAAGCCGGGCTTGAAGAAACCAGTGCAGAACTACGTGCAACAGCCACAAGAACAAGCGATTTAGGCCGTCAATTAAGCCAAACGGAAAACCCTACACAAAGCATGACACGTGCTTTTGCACGTTCAAGACAAGAGTTAGCCCGCTTAGAACAAACAGAACAAAGTCAACGCTTAGCACTACAACAATTACGTGGTGATTTAAGTAATGCAGGTATTAGCACCAATCAGCTTAATGCAGCCCAACAGAGATTAGCAACAGAGTTCCGTGCTTCAGAAGCGTATGCAGATATACTTTCAGATGAACTACGTCAACAATCGCAGCAATTACGCCAAACGACCGCAGAGACAGAACGCTTAAACAATGAAAACCGTCAAACAAGCTTAGGTTTAAATAGTGTAAGTCAAGCAGGTCAAGGCTTTAATGGTCAGCTTAATAAAATAACCAAAGGCTTAATTGCCGCAGGTGCGGCTTATGTTGGCATCAATACGGTGACCAACAGTGTTAAAGATTTACTGGATACTGGCGGTAAATTTGAAAAGCTTGAAGTACAAATGCGCGGCATCATGGGCAGTATTG